CAACTGCTGGAACATCTAATCAATCAGTAACCTCAGCATTAAAATTAGCGTTTAATACTGCGGCTGGTTCTACTCAATCAAGTCTTTCAGGCTTATTGGGTGATTTTACTGGTGAATCTCCAAACTGGGAAGCCCAAGCCCAATCTTGGAGTGCAGAAGTAAGAAAATGGGAAACCTTTGATAACCCCTAGAAGATAGACTAGGAAAACATCTCATGGAAAGGAGAATACAATGGCAAGTTTAACAGGTGCAAGTATAGCATCATCGTATGAGCAATTATTAGCTCTTCCCGATGGTGGATTAAATGGCACAACATTAGTTGCAATAACAGATGGAGATAGTTCAACAGAGGTTGGATTTAAAATAAGTACAAATGCTTTAAGCATGAACAGTACAAATCAGCTTCAGTTTGGAGATACAGGAACATATATACATCAATCAGCAGATGGAGTTTTAGATTTAGTTTCAGATACAGAAATAGAAATAAATGCTACTACCATAGATATTAATGGTGCAGTAGATATAAGTGGAGATACAAACTTAGGGGGAGGATTGGTAATTACTAACACTAATGCTGGTGCTGGTGCAAATCCTACTGTCTCTTTAATAAGAAATTCAGCAAGTCCAGCCGATGATGATTATCTTGGAATGATTGAATTTAAAGGAGAAGATTCAGCATCTGCATCTGAAAGCTACGCTGATATTACTGCACAAATCATTGATGAAGCTAATAGTTCAGAAGATGGTTCTTTAAGGTTTAGAACTATGAAGGCTGGAACATTAACTGAAACAATGAGATTAACTTCTGGACTAGTTGGAATTGGAATATCTCCAGATATGCCTCTTACTATTAAGGTGGCTACTAATGAAGTTTTAAGAGTTAGAAGTGATAGTGGAGTGCAATTAACAGCTAGAACTGATGATAATGGCTCTGATGTTGCGATGAAATTAAGAGCAAGTTCCTTTGCTTTTCATGTTGGTGCTATTTTACCTGGAGCTGATGATTCTCAAGATATAGGTTCTAGTTCTTTTAGATTTGATGATATTTATGCGACCAATGGAACTATTCAAACATCTGATAAAAATTTAAAAGATAATATTGCAGATTCTTCTCTTGGTCTTGATTTTTTAAATGCTTTACGTCCTGTTGAATATAAATGGAAGGATTATAATTATAATATTGAAATAGAACCAGCAACAGAGTCAAAAGAGGCTGTTGTAGAAAAAAAAGAAAAAACCTTTGTAAGAAAGCATTTCGGTTTAATTGCTCAAGAGGTTGAACAAGTTTTAAAAGATAGCAGTTTAACTAATAATGATTTTGCTGGTTTAATTTATGATAAGGATGCAAATAGATATGGTTTAAGATACCATGAATTAATTGCACCATTAATAAAAGCAGTACAAGAATTATCAAAAAAAGTAACCGATTTAGAAAATAAATAAAAACAGGAGTTAATAATGGCAAAAAAAGAAAAAGAAGTGCCTAAGATTAATATATTTGGAAAAGAGTACACTCAAGAAGATTTAGATGCACTAACACCAGAACAAAAGACATTTTTACAGCACAGACAAGATTTAATGAATAAGCTAGATAGAGCAAGATTTAATCTAGTGCAATTACAAATAGGTCTAAGAGGTTGTGAGGATTCATTAAAAGCAATAGGAATGGAAGTTGTTGAAGAAGAAAAAGAAAAAAAATAACTGGGTTTCATCAACATCTTATAGCCTTCCTATAAAGTTTGTCTTTGTGGGAATGTTATTAACAAGCTGCGAAGGCTGGTCTGTTATGGGTTATGCGCTCGATGAGTCGCAAGATAATCACATAGAAGCTAGTGAATGAAGAGTTTAAAACTGCTAAGTCTTATCGTACTGGGATTATTGATGACAATGCTTACATTACTATTAACTGGAAGTTATTGGTGCAGTTTGGGGTACTTGTTTTTAGTCTTGGTTACGCTTGGTATGATTTACAAGGAAGGATTCAAGACCTTGAAGAAGAAGTATTGGATGCTCATGCTGAAATTCGGCTGCTTGTTGACAAACATCAGTTGGAAGAGAGCATACAATTAGAGGAAATGGAATCTAAGTTAAAGTTTTATGAAAAGGAATTTAACATCAATCCTCTATCTTGGAGGAAAAGGAAAAAGAAATAATGGATCAGTTTATGGCGTTATACCAAGAAGGTGGCATGATAGCTGTAACAGGAGCAATGTTCTGTTTTCTTGTGTATAGTTTAAATAAAAGATCAGGGGAACAAGCACAAACATTAGAAAACTTAAAAGTAGAAAACAAAGGACAGTCTGAAACACTTGAAAATATGGAAGGTATGGTTATTAAGTTAATTGAAAGATGGAATAAATCCGATGAAAAACTTGATCGTAAGTTCGACAGTTTATCTGAAAATGTCAATTCGGTTGACAACCAGATTTCAGAGGTGAAAGGGTCACTTTCTAGGATCAATGGAAAACATTAATGGATAGTTTAAAAGTATCTGGTTTATCGTTTGCTAATTATGGGATTCACTTAGCAGAAATTAATTTGTTGTTACAATGTATTATCGCAGTGATGACGATTGTGTATTTAAGTTATAAAATTATTAAGATTAAAAATGACTGAATCAGAAAAGAAAAAAATCAAAAGATTTGGATTAACCAAATTAAATGCACCTAAAAGAACTCCAGGTCATCCAAAGAAAAAAGGTATTGTAGCTACTAGAATAAATGGCAAAGTGGTTATTAAGCGTTTTGGAGATCAAAACATGGGTCATAATTATAATCCAGAAGCGCGGAAAAGTTTTAAATCAAGACATAGAAAGAACATAGCTAAAGGTCGCAGTTCTGCTGCTTATTGGGCAGATAAATTTTTTTGGAGTAAAGGCGGACAGAAAAAACGCCCTCCTAAAACACAAAAAGTTATTAAAGGAAAAAGAAGATGAAAGTTAAAGCACCTAAAGGGTATCATTGGATGAAGTCAGGTAAGTCATTTAAGTTGATGAAAACTAAAGGTACTTATAAACCGCATAAAGGATCATCTATGACTGCCAATTTTCCTATAATACATAAACATAAGAAAGGATAATAATGCCATATCATAAAAAGAAAAAAATGAAAACTAAAAAAGTAGGAAAAACCAAAAAGAAAAGAATGAAAAGAGGAGCGTATTAAATGAAGAAGTTTGCAAAAAAGATCATCGCAGTATTTATGGGTGAACTTATGGCTAAAATTCAATCAGACACTTTTGAAATGGTACTGGCTAAAAAACTAGCAGGTGTATCTAACATACCAAATATGAATGAAGCAGAAGAAATTTCTTTTTATAAAGACATTGTTGATGCGGTCACTGATTCAGTTGTAGAAGTGATGGGCGGGGAGGCAGACTGAAATGGTAAACATAATAGTCACCTTACTCACCACCTCGTGTTTGCATGGGTCAATCCCAGACATGGTAACACATCCTGAAAGATATTCTGATATGTCTTATGCCTTGTATGGAGATGTGAAAAAGAAAAAGAAGAAAGGTAAAAAGATTGGTGGGTCTAAAGGTAAAAAGTCAAAAAAAGGATTCTTCTCTAAGATTTTTGGCAGTAAATAATCTCTGAGTTGACTGTGAGGTGTGTTGATAGGTAAGTTCTTTATAATGAGGCACTTACCTGTCATATTTTTAGGGGTATTATCGTTATTCGCTGCACTTTATTTAGTGATAGATCATGGTACTCTCGTTGAACAAAGCACTCATGTAAAAGATATGGATGGCTATACTTATGTGGTAGACTATAAGGTAACTAGATATGAACAAAAGAAAACAGAAGCAAATCCGAAATTTAATCTCGAATATCCTAATAAAAATCAAAATGCACAGCCAAGAAGCAGAGAATTTGATTTTTGGAACTGGACTGATTGAATCTAATTATGATTATTTAAGACAGTGGAATGATGGTGTTGCGTGTTCTTGGTGGCAAATAGAACCAGGAATGACAGGCGCACTAGATAACATTGAAAACTATTTAAAGTATAGACCCAAGTTAATTGAAACTTGTTCTCAAGCTGCATTAGTAGACCCTAAGTATTTTTCATCTGATGTAAGTGAAAAAGAAATTGCATTTTTATTAGAAACTAATATTTCCTATGCAATAATTCATTGTAGATTAAAGTATAGGCGAGTACCTAAAAAACTTCCAAAAACTATAGAAGGTATGGGAGAATATTGGAAACAGTTTTATAATTCTGAGCTTGGAAAGGGAAAGTCTAGTGAGTTTATTGAAAAATATAAAAATGTGACAAAAATGTGACACTAACATTTTGAGTTAATAAATCCTTCTCGGAGGGGTGGCAGAGTCTGGCTGATTGCACTGGTCTTGAAAACCGATACTTACTCCCTCAATAAATCTTATTTATCCTCATAAAACAGCTTTTCATTCATCATCATAAGTAATAGTAAGTTGTGATAAATATGTGACATTTATGTGACATTTATATATTATATATCGCAGGTTTAAACTTGTCTACATTTTTATGAATATATCTCCAAGTAATATCTTCAATCCTGTGACCCATTAAAAACTTTACTTCTAAAAATTCTAATCCTTGTGCTTCTAACCGATCTCCATAAGTATGCCTAATACTATGGTAATCACCTATCTCTTTAAATTCTTCTAATCTTCTTTGTAAGCGATTGGTAACTGATCTGCGTTTTGACTTTTTAGGCTTTAGGTTGACCAAATCCATTGTATTAAATATAGGATGCTTTGGCACTACACACTTTCTCCCTACCTTACCTTGCTTCCATACAAAATATTCATCTTTGATTTCATCTTCTGTGATCGTACCCGCATCTTTTGCTCTAAATCCAGCATATAAAGCCAAGCAAAACATAGCTTTATCTTTCTCATTAGTGGTGGTACTAATAATCTCTTTGATGATATGTATAGGAATAGGGTCGCGGACATCTTCTGATGTATCAACTCTTGCCACAAAAAAAGGGTCTGCGGGATTACTAAATGCCATTCTTCTCATCACTGCATATTTAAATAAACCAGAAAGCATTGACAACTCATGGTTGATTGTGTTGCCTGCCACAGAATTCAATCTATGGTCTTTATATGCTTGTATATGCTCAATTTGTATAGCATTGATGTCTATATTCCCATATAAAGATTTAAAGGATTTTAAGCCATGTTCTACTCGCTCGCTCCAATCCCTTTTCTTATTCTTTTTATGCCAACTTAAATAACTATCAATAAACTTATCAATCTTAGGGGATAATTCTTTCTGTTTGATTTTAGCAGCATGAATATTGGTTGCCTTTGTGCTTACCTGTATTCGATGAGGCGGTGTACCTGTAGTATATTGATAATATTTAGAATTAGGTCGTTTTCTTATTTTACTCACTCGTTTATAAACCTAATTTTATTTAATAACAAAGCTATTATTTATTAGTCAGTAAAAAATTTTGTTTTACACTCGGCTTTTACTGGGTTACTGAGCCAATTAATTTTCATATAGCACACACTAGGAACTATTATATCATTATGCTGATAAATAATAACTTGTCTAAAGTAATGCTCTCCAATTAGTGTTTTAAGAGAATTAAATAAACTCGGCATATTTATACTCAGCTCTTTTAATTCTTTTAAATTATTCGGTGCAACAATATTATCTACTGGATGTTCGTGAAATACGTGCCAGTTTCCTATGCTAAAGTACTCATTTAATAACTGATCTTCTGACAAGCCTAATCTTTTTGCCAATTGATTAACGCCATCGCCATTCATTTTAGTCACACAACGCTTAAATGGCAAAAATGATATGCGTACATCTGAAAAAAAGTCAAAATCTAAAGTACTCCATTCACTTGATTGAATTGGATATGTATTTTGTTTAATAGTGTTATTTTCTTCTTTTAAATTAATGATCTCCTGTGCTTGTGTTTCTATTTTATCTTTTTGTAGCTCAATTATGTAATCAGCTCCCATTTCCACTTTACTGCCCTCCTTAACGACTGGTATGTCTTTATTTTTAACATTGATTGTTTCTCCTTTTCCTTCAATTATTTTATTATATTTAATTCTAATTTTTTCTGGGAGTCTTTTTTTAAACTTCCATTGTGAAACTGCGCTGCGCGTTGTATGTAGTTTTTTCGCTAATGCTTCTTCTGTATAGACATCAAAGTAAGTAAATAATCTATCTATTTTTTTCTGAAATTGTGATTTATTGTCTTGCATTGCTATTTATTGCTACCTAAATTTACTTATTGTTTTTACCAAAATAACAAAATGAAACTAGGATTTATTAATGAAAGATTCAAGAAAAATTTTTACTACAAAAGAATTAGCCGATTATTTAGGAGTTCATGTCAAGACAATCAGGACATGGGTTAAGGCGGGTAAGATTAAAGAAATGAACTTTGGGTATCGTACAAAAAGATACTCATTAGAAAGTTTATAAGTAGCAAAAGGAAACATTACTATGGAACAGGAATTACTTAACTCACCCATACCAGTAGAAAGACATGATCTTCCTAATGGTAGATGGTACACACCTACTGATACTTACTGGCATAAGCAGTTTGGTGAGGAGACACCAAAGATATATAAACGCTCTTCCACTACTTTTGAGGATTGTTTAGATAAAGGTATAGGATTTAACAAGTGGTTAGGTGAAGCCAACTCTTATGAAGATGCTATGAAGTATGCAAACAAACGCGCAACCATAGGTACAATGGTACATGATTATTGTGAACGCTTACTCAATGGAATTGATCTTGATTTCACTGAGCAACCTAGTTGGCATAATAAAGAAACGGATGAGTTAATTCCAGTTACAGATGAAATTAAGAAATATTTGATGAGCTTTATGGCGTTCTGTGACGATAGTCAACAACATGGCAATTTTATTACCGAAGCCTTAGAAATCTGTATGTTTGATTTAGCTGCTGATAATGAAGGTAAGCAGATACATAATTGGGCGGGTACTGCGGATTGGGTCGTGCGCCTTATTAATAAGAAAGGAGAAGAGGAGAGATGGCTTATAGATTGGAAAACTGGAAATCCTTATCCCAAACCTCATCAATTACAATTAACGAGTTATAAGATTTTATGGGAATCATTGTTCCCTGATAAGCCTATTCATGGCGCAGCTTGTCTTTACTTAAAGTCAGGTTGGAGAAAAAAACCAAACTATACACTCAAGAAATATGAGTTTGATCCAAAGACTTGGAAAAAGGTTGTGGATATAAGCGAGTGGGTGAACAATTATCCTGTTCCTGCCCACCGCAAAGAATACCCTACAACCTTTACATTAAAAAAAGAGGAACAGGAAATAAAGGAGTCCGCATAATGGCGTACGATAATAAAGATAAGGGTGCTTTGTTTACTGCGAAAGAGCGTAAAACAGAGAAGCATCCTCACATGACTGGCAAGGTTAATGTCAAAGGTAAAGACTATTCACTCTCCGCCTGGTCGAATGTGAGTAAGAAAGGAGATAAATATCTATCGCTGAAAGTATCAGAATATGATCCCAGCAAAGGAAAACAAGAGGATGATGGATTACCATTCTAATCAACCTTCCACAGAGTGTAGCGGATGGGGTAAAACCCATCCCTCACTTGAGATGGAAGATTTAACCGAAGATCATTGCAGAGACTTTGCGGATGAAGATTGCAGTGATTGTGCGGGAGAAGGCAGTTTAGAGGTGACTGATATAGTAGAGCGTGGAATGTTTGCGGAAACAATCCATAACTATGAAGTCTGCGACTGCGTTTACGAGAACCAATAACATGAGATTCCACATACCATGTCAACATTTAAAGAGTCGCTCGAAAATGGGAGTAGGGTAGAGAAACTTGTATTAGATAGGGTCAGAGAGAATGACCCTTTTGCTTTGTTAATCCGAGGCAAATTCCCAAAGTTTGATATTTATTGTCCTAGCAGCAATACTAGGATTGAGGTTAAGTCTGATCTCCAGTCTAACCATACCAATAATTTCCTTATTGAAGTATATATGTATTCTAAGCCATCTGCTTTATTGGTAACAGAAGCCGATGTGTGGGTGTTTTATGATGGCGCAAATTTAATCTGGGTTCATCCCACCGATATTAAAAATCACATTTTAGAAAAAGGTTATCCACAAAGAACTTTAACAGGTAAGGGGGATACCACAACAAAGCGGTGTTATTTAGTACCAACCACCGAAATCTATCAAATCGCAACCAAAATGGAGTCTATCAATGACATTTAATAGTTTAAAGTATTTAAATAAAGAAGATAAGAAAAATTGGAAACCACCCTCAGAGGAAGAAATGGAGTTAATTAGAAAGCAGCTTTTAAAAGAACATGGAAACACATGGTATATTGAAGCCTATAGTAGAATGTTTGATAAATCTAACCTTAGAAGGAGGTATGGTTAATGAAAATATCTATTGAAGAACTTACATTAATTAGACAAGGTCTTGCTAAAGTAGTCTTAATGGCAAAAGTAGATCGTGATGATAAAAGAACCCAAAAAGCACAACAATTACTAGATCGGTTAGATACCGAAGAAAAAACTCATACCTCAGAAAACAACAATTTTTTAAAAGAAGATTGATGTCAAATAAATTCAGGTTGGCTGCTTGGATATTCTGGGGTATGAATAAATAAAGGAGAGTTATATGAGTTATTTAGTATTAGGATTTTTAATTATAGGTATCAGTATTATCTATTTAGAGTGGGTATGGGGGAGGATTAAATAATGATAATGGCATTGAGTTTATCTTCGATTCCAGATTGGATTTACGCACTAGAAAGATTTTCAATCGGAATCATCACATTAGGTCTTGGAGTATGTCTTTTGGCATTTGGCTGCTTACTCTTTGGAATGGTGTTTGAAATGATGAGTGCAAAAATAAAAGAGGTGATGAAATGAGATATTACTTTGAAGCGTTATTCTCCACTGAATACTTCCCTTATTGGGAGTTCACAATTCTTTGTGTACTAATAATGAATTTATCAATGATTATTCGGTTACATAGAATCGAAAAGAAGTTAAATACATGAGTTATTGGCAAACCTATCAAACCAGAAAAGAGCTGCCGATCACTTGTGGGGTTTATGTTCTCTATAAAGACAATCAAGTGATTTATGTTGGCGTGAGTAAGAATATTCGCAAACGATTTAGCAATCACACCATTCAAGATTGGGATGTTTGCAAGATTAAAGCTACTACTAGCTTTGGTGCTGCCAATGTGATTGAAGAGAAACTTATTCAAAGACTTAAACCTAAATACAATTCTTACTTAGCACATAGGACTGAGTTGGGGCGTAGACATCGAGTCACTATTGAACATGAGATTTATGTTCGTTTTAGAGAGTTTTGTAATACGAAAGGACTCAAGATCAAGAATATGACTAATGATATTTTAGAACAATTCTTAAAAGCGGTGGAGGATACTAATGCCAAGCAAGTCTAAGTCTAAAGGAAATACTTATGAACGAGAACTCGTAGAGCAACTTAGTAAAGCGGGTTATAAAGTGAAAAGAGCATGGGGATCAGATGGTAGAAGTATGGGTCTTACTGAGGATGTGGATATTTTAGCAAAGAAGAATAAGAAAACGCTCAAAATACAAGCTAAAAGAAGAAAATCTATTCCTAAATGGTTGGCATTTGGTAATTGTGACTTGGTGATGTGTAGAGAAGATCGAGGTGAAACCATAGTCTTAATTAAAATGAAGGATTGGTTACAATGAGAGAGATGATTGAAGAACATAACCCCGATGCTCTTATTCTTGAACCCAAAGAATTAGATAAAGCTATTATTGGTATCAGCTATGAAGGTAAAGTGATTTATAGTTATATCAAGCTAGTGGATTTATTTATGACGCTTAATACTTGGAGCAGCGAGGATGCAGAGGAATGGATTTCATACAATATAAACGGTTCTTATATCGGAGAATATACTCCGATTATTATGTATGACCTTTGTCATTAAGATCGTCATCAAGGAAAACTTATCTCCCTCGGAAGTTTTAAAAGAGATGAAAGAGGGAGCAATGACATGGGGTAAGGCTACTGGGTTAACACCTATTAAGCGGTATCCAATTAAGGAAATCAAAAACAACTATTATATGAAGGTAAAATATGCAAGTAGACACATACATTAAACTCACAGATGAACTCTTAGCAAAGGCAAAAAAAATATCACTTCTTAAAGGAGAAGAATATACTGTTTCTGATAATGATAAGTTTAAAAACTTTAAAAGTGTAGCAGAAAGAACACATACTAGCGCAGAAATTGTATGTACAGTTTATCTT